TGACCGGCGCGACCCCGCTCGCCATGTTGGCGTAGCTGGCGGTGATGGTGGTCAAGGTCGCGGTCACCACAAACCCGTTGGCGCCGGCGCCGGTTCCCGGCATGGCGGTAATGGTCACCACGGCGCCGCTGGAACTGGCGCGATACTCGGGCGATGACAGTCCTTGGTTGATCGCCGTCGCCAAATCGGCCGCGGTCTGGGTCAGCGAGGTATTGAACGCCACCGCCCCTTGGGGAATGATATTGACGCTATTGACGGTGACGGTATCGACCGACCCGGAAGCGCCGCCGGTCAAGGTCACCGTGCCGGTCGCCAGGACTTCCTTGGTGATCGCGCCGCTGGCTAGGCTGATGGTGGAGAGCAAGGTGCCGGTGACCGCGCTATCGGCGGTGGCCGGTTGGCTGCCTGAATAGATCTCAATGGAGCCGTTTTGGAACGCGTCTTTAAACGAGCCATCTTGATTAATGAAATTCCTGAGCTTGGTCGAGAGCCGGACTGCCATAGTGATTCTCCAAAAGAAAAAGCCCGCACAAGGCGGGCTCAAGGGGGGACGGAAAAGGAACGCGTTAGGACGCCAGGCAGGCGAGGTATTGGCTGTGGACGCCGCGGCGGAACAGACCGGCGCCGGCGGCAGGGGCGCTAAAGCTGTATTGCGGGGTCAGATTTTGCAGGGCGCCGCCATTCAGCCCCAGGCAGACGCCTTGCGGCGATAACCAGAACGCGACCGGACTCTCGCCCTGGTTCTGCGCTTGCTTGACGAGCGAGCCGGGCGCGTAGGCGAGGGCACCGGGAATCGCGCCATAGGGCGCTTTGTGGATCAGTTCAAAGTCTTCCGGACCGCGACCGGCAAGGAACACGGTTTGCTTTTCGCTGCCGATGAAGACGCCGTCCTCGACCGGCGCGATCAGGGTGATGCGGCTATCGAAAGGCAGGTACTTGCGCACATCGAACAGTTCGTACGCGTAGGCTTCAGAAGGGAACAATAAATTGCCGGCGGCGACATAGAGGCGGCCGCGGTAGTAATTGATGAGATGGCCGGGCAAGGCGTTTTGCAGGAACTGCGTGCCTAGCGGGCTTTGCAGGCGGACACCGTTGTCGATATAGCTCGCGCTGGTCGCCGCATTGGCGAGATAGAACGCCTGATACAGAATCTCGCCGTTGGCGGTGGTCAGATACAGGCATTTGTGGGTCACATCAGGGTCCGGCGACACCGCAATCGCGCTGAAGCTGATGCCGCCATTCGCCGGCGCCTCGATGGACTCGCTCAAGCCGGTTCCCGATTCCTGCCCGTCGTTGCGAATAAACGTTAGCGCGTACTGATACGTCCCGGCGTTGAGTTCACCGCTAATGACACTGGCCAGCGGCTGATACGCGGGCGGGGTCATTCCCCAGCTGCGGCTAACGCCGTTTTGCACGATGCCGGTCTCAAAGCCGTTGGCGTAATACACCCGGTCATTCACCCGGCAAGAGCTCATCGGGGCATTGGCGGTCAGTCCGCCGCGCAGCGTGGCGCTGCTGTAATCCGGGTACAGGCGCTTGAGAATAGTGCCGCTGACATAGAGGCAAATATTCGCCTCGGCCCAGAGCGAATGACAGTCGCCGGCGAGCTTTTGCGTGTAGCCGCTACGGCGTTGCAATTTGCCGCTGGCGTCGAGGTCGCAATTGTCGGCGCTGACCAAATCACCGGGCTTGAAACGTTCCGGCGAAACGTCGTTGCGCACCCCGGCAAATTCGCGGTAGCTGATATCGGCCATAGGCGTCCTACTGCGGGATGTGATGAATGAGGATTTCGGGAAATTCTTCGTCCGGGTCGGGATGACACCAGCAGAGCACGTCGAGCTCATGCGCCGGGCCGACCTCGGGAACGATGTGGGTGTTCGGGTCGTCCTCGTTAGCGGGGTAGACCAGCCAGTGGCTCATGGGGTGGTAAGCATAGTCTCTCACTTCTCGGTTGCTTTAACCTCGCATCAGTTATACAATTTCGTAGTACCTTTTTGTATATTAAAGGAGTAAGACTATGCTGTTATCATTTCGAGCCGAAGAAGATTTCGCCAGCGAAACGGACCAAGCCGCCAATTTATTAGGGCGCAGTCGGTCAACGCATCTTCGTATCGCCGTCGAAAACGAAAACCGTCGTGCGTTGGAAGAGCGCCTGGTGTTCCTTTCGCAGACGCTTTCGCAAACCCACCTCGCCATTAATCAGGAAATGGACGCGACAACGGGAGACGGCCTTGACGCGCGTTAAGCGCGGCGACGTTTGGCTCGTCGATTTCGAGCCGCAGACGCATAAAGCGGAGCCTGGGAAACGCGGCCGGCCGGCCCTCGTTCTACAGACTGATTTATTGAACAACGCCGGCCATCAAACCACCATCGTCATTCCTGGCACGACACAGATTTATCGCGACGCGCAAGGCGATGGCTATCCGTTACGGATTTCCTTGAGCCAAAGCCAAGGACTTCCCGAGGACACCGATCTTTTGATCGACCAAGTCCGGGCAATCGCGAATGCGCGGTTTATGGAACGTATTGGCGGACTATCGACCAACCACTTGAAGCGCGTGCTCGAAGCGTTGAGTGTGCTCACTCGTTAATGCCTCTCCTCATATGAAACCCGCAAATACTGGAAAGAAGCGCTTTAGCAAAGCCTTTATCGAAGCAACGATCGCCGCCGCGCCTGATCACGTCGACGATCCCGATAGCCCCTATGATCCGAATGACCCGAAGGCCGTTGAGGCGTACTGGAAAAACGCCGTTGTAACCTAAGGCGGCGGCGTCGAAGCGGTGCGCGAAGCGCTGGCGAAGCGGCGTGCCGGACAGCGCGGGCCACAAAAGACGCCGACCAAGGAACTCGTGTCGCTGCGCCTGGATCGGGCGGTGCTGACGCATTTTCGCGCCGCCGGTGAAGGCTGGCAGACGCGCATCAATGCGGCGTTAAAGCGTTTGGTGGCGGGCAAGTGAGCGATTCCATGCGCAAACTTACTAAAAGGATGCAAAAGAAGCTGGCCAAAATAGCAGCCCAAGCAGAATCCGAAATTGACTATTCGGATATTCCCGCAACAAAGGCTAGCGACTGGAAGAACGCTGAGCGCGGACGCTTCACTGACACCACTGCTTACCTACTCGGCAGTCCCGCGAATGCCGAGCGCCTTAACGAGGCCATCGCTGAACTCGAAGCCGGCAAAGGGACACCGCGCCAGCTCATCGAATAGCGGTAAAACATCACCGCTCATCACCCGCGCACCCGCGCAACTCGTCATCGCTCAGTGTGCGCAGCAGCGTGCGGCATTGGTCGCGAAAATCCCGATCGGCGATCGCGGTAATGGTGCGGTTACAGCATTCGCGCAGCTTCCAGCGCGTCCCCGAGTGTTTTTCCAGCTTGCTGAAGAAACGGCACATATCGGCGATCAATTCCCTGGCCGTGAGCGGCTTTTCCACCGCGTCATCAGAACGTCCCGTCATAGCGGTCATAACCCTGCTCGCGGCTGATCCATTCCTCATCAATCGCGGTCGACGCCTTGCCGAATTCCTGCTCGAACAGCGCCATGCCTTCGGCGGCTTTCTTCGCATCAAGGGTTTCCGCATCCTGCTTCGAGTACGCCCGGTACTTCATCCAATGGCGCAGGTTGCGCTGATAGCGGCCGTGGATTTCCGGCGCGTCGTCGATGTCGTTCATGGGCGTGAGCGGCAGGCGCACGACAATCAGATTGAGCGTATTGACTACCGTCGGGATGCGGTACAGGCGCAACTTGCCGGTGTCGACATCGGTCAAGTAGCTGCGCACCGGACCAGTATGGGTATCCCATCCCGGCGCCGAATCATCCAGATCGCGCACGCTGGCGCGATTGAGCGGCAGGCTGCTGGAGGCGAGCTTGGCGCGGCGCACGAAAATCACCCGTTCATCGAGCGCATAACTCGCCGTATTGGCAAGCAGCGCAATCTGACAGATCGCCGTCGTGGTCGAGTCGATCAATAAGCGCGCCCGCCGGCAGGCTTCATTCTCGGCGTCGTTGGCGTAGTCGATCAGGTCCTCTTCGGTCCACAGATACGGCTCCGCAACATCGTCGACTTCAGCGCGGAAAATCGCTATCAGTTCGCGCAGCTTCATTAGAATTTCGTCAACACCAGCACCGACAAGACCCAGCACGCCAGCCCCGCCGCGGTCAGATTAATCGGCTTGTCACTCGGCACGCCAAGCGCGGTGATAACAAAGAGCACAAAGGCCGCCACCAGCAGGATGGTCGAGAATATCAGCATGATTAACCTTTCCGAAAAAAACCAACTAGGTTGTACATGATCACCAGCGTTTTCAAATAGAGCTGCAATTTCGGCCAATAGCGCTCTAAAAATTCGCCTTGCTTCTCGGCCGGCACCATTTGCACGATCGCCGCGAATACCGCGTTCGCCTTGGTTGCGCCCGAGCCCGGCGGCAGCAG